CCGGTGGGACTTTGATGTTTACCTTGACCCATTGGTAATTGAGAATTTCGTATACCGAGTCACGGTGGCAAACGAACAGCGAGTTCTCAAACGGCACAACACAATTTTTCGCGGATACGCCGATTGTGTTGTTAACCTTTTTCAAGGTGGCAGAGCTGGGGATGGAGTCAAATGCTAGGGCATATGTACTATCCTCTTTGAAAAGCATGATGTTGTCTTGATATGTAATCAAGTCAACGAGCTTCCTGCCATCTCCAGCGGATACATCAATGAACGTTGCATCTCCAGTGTTCCAACTTCCCGGATCTGCGGTTAGCGAAAACTGAAGCCTAGCGGTATTTGTTGTGGCGCTTATGCCGGGAACAATCCAAGCGCGCTCTTTGTAGACGATTGCCGAACTTCCGGCCGGGAGGGCGGTTGTGGTTGTATATGTAGTTCCATCCCACGTGGCACCATTAGTGGTCCCATTTTTGGGGAAGAACCAGACTTTATTGTTGTACTGAATCGCCGTATCACTTTGGACTGTACTTCCAAGTTGAGTCCAGGCTCCCCCGGTTGAATAGTACACCCCCTGATTGCTAGAGCCAATAAGATATGTAGTTCCATTCAATACAGCCAGCAACAGTATTTTCATTGCCGTTGTAGAGCTTGGAGCTGTCGCCTGAAATTGTGTCACCGGAGGACGGCTTGCGAGTGAACCGTCTACAGTAACTTCGAAATTGACGCATTCGACCATTTCAGTGTCAGCAATTGACGATGGATCCGAAAAGAGGTTCAGTCCACCAACAAACGGTCCAAGTCTTAGTTCCTGGCCAGGCATTTAGAAGACTCCATATGGTGGGTAATCCCAAATTTCGTCCTCTGGACGGACTGTTATTGTTTGGTATTGCTCTCGCGTGATGTGGTTATTTCTTTCCTTAAGGCCGTTAACTCCTTGGACAAACTGATTTCGCTTTTGCTGGGCCGCTCCCCAATCTGCATCGAGTTCATAAGCCATTGCGAGGCAATATTCAATGATGTGATTGCCATAGCCGTCAGCAAATTCGACACGATCAGAATCGTTGACAACGTCGACAGGATTGCGAAGGTAATCAATTGTAAAACCGGCGACAAGAGCAGCCTGTGCAGAAGGCGTAGGAAAAACCGTAAACTGGCCTTGCCAAATCGAATAAACAAGTGGGCTTCCCGATGAGTAATTAGATGGATTGGCGTAGCCATCGATATACTCGTCAAAGGCCTGTATTGTCATACCCCGTAAGTGCAAGCTGTTATACCGAATCCGCTTAAGCAAACGGAGATCGGGTGGAAGATCATATTTAGCAATGTCCTGGAGTACATCGGCGGTTGCAGTGACCTGAAGTAGGTCATCGTTCATATTGGCGATTTCACGTTGGGCGTTATTCACCCATTTAGTGATATCGGTATCCGTAATTTGAACGCCAACGTCATCGCCAAATTGACGTTTAACTTGATACTTAATTTCAGAGAGCAGCACCGAAATCTACCCCACCATGCTTATAGTGGATCTTGGGTGAATTCCAAACCGAATATGCCAGAGCATGAGCTTCCGCCATCCTATCGGCCTGCTCTTTAGCATTCATTGCTTCGCGCGCCTTATTCAAAGCCTCAACTTCACTGAGAACGTTTGTTTTTGACGTATCAGCTCTGAGTACGCGCGCCAAAAGTCGCTCATCCGCGTCCTCTGCATAAAGCACATAGTACTCAGGCATATTCGGCGGACGATGCACAACGGCCCACGGCTTAGTATCGAGGATGCCGCGATTCTCCGGTGGGATAAACATTAGCTCCAGATAAGGGTCAACCCCTTTTAGGAGTGCATCAATTCGCATGCCCTTTTCAACCAACCCGGCGGGCAATGGCATATTGGGGACGCGGATAAGACCATCTCTGGTCCGGTTGATATTGATCTTATTAGACATTAGAGCACCTGCGTAATCGACAGGAAGCCCTTATAAAGGCTACCAGCGCTACCGTTGTTAAAGACGTACAATGTAACCTGCTGGCCAGCAGTCAGGGAAATACCATATGCGTTGTACTTGGCGCTCATGGTATTTGCCTGGTTTGCGAGCGGGACGGACGTATAGAACACGCCGTTAATCTTAACTGCAATGTTATCCAGCTGGGTAGATTCAGCCGTCGCGCCAAATCCACCGGAGAACTCAAGGTTGTATTTACCGGTATTTGGCGCCGTGCATATGACGATGGAAGTCCCACCGGTAGGGGCAGCAGACGTTGTGCCAGTACCTTCAATTGATGCGAAATTGCCCGGTGCGGGAGATGAAGTTTTAATTCCCTGGCCAAGAGTAACAGCAAGTCCAGTATCAGCAGCCGGAACTCCAGCTTTTAGATATGCGTACCAAAGGTCGTTAATTGTGGGTGCTACAGGGTTTGTCACAATCTCTCCTGAAGTCAACAAAAAAGCCCAGCCCAGAATTGGGCTGGGCATTTTCTGATTTGCTAGCTGCACCCTCATGCATCACACAAGGCTAGCAAATCAAGTTCCGAAGATCACTGCCTTATTGGCCCAGATCATAGCATCTTCTAGGCGTTGAATAGCAGTTTCCTTATCGTTCCCATCAGGACACAGCTCGTTAATCATCTGAGCGGTTTCCCGAAACTGCGTCCTAAGCTCCTGCATCCGACGCACCATATCCGGACTAGGTGCCTGATAGCTGAAGCGCTTATCGATTGTTCGCTTATCCATTGTCAGCGAGACCCGCCTTAAGGGCTTCCTCGCTCGGGTCCCAATTGCCATTTCCGAGGCCACGAACTCGGGACGTGGCCCAGTATGGCGAATCATTTCCGTCAAGGAAAACGCGGAGATTAGCGCTATTCGGAGTCCACTGCCTAACAATAACCGCCGGATAAACGTCCCCAGCGTTCACAGAATTGCCAGAAACAGACTTGCTATTACGGGTGTGGTTGATAAGTTCAACGTCACCCTCGTTAAGCTTATAAGCAACAAACATCATAACTTAGCTCTCCGTGATATCAGCCATCAAACCCTGCGAGTTGCGGCGGTGGCAACCGAGCTGCATGTACTTGAAGTTAGTGGCGTCATATGCGTCAAACCCAGAGACGCGGAACCAACGCGAACCATCTTCATCCATCCATTGCCAGTCAGCAGGCTGGTAGATGGTGAATTCCTTTTCATTCAGGAAATACATCTTGTTCGGCTGGCAGTCAATATCAGTCATGATAGGAACTTCACCACGCTCGGTCGTGAAACCGAGGCCGGTAAATCCACCATCAAACTGCTTCGGCTCCTGGAAACGGCGCTGCTGCACAAGCAGGTTGTAGTACGAGCGCCGAACGCCGAGAGTAGTCCAAATGACTGTTGTATCTCCGCCCTGAGTGTAGATATCATCGACCATCTTAATCATGAGGCTTTCCGAGATCGCTCGGTTAGTCCCACCGTTGTTATTGACAGTGGACTTCCACACCGGATAAGTGGCGGGGTCCATGTTGTACAGAATGCCGCTGTTGTTAACAATACCAGCGAAGCCCATTGTCTCACGGCTAATGTTGCCAGTCCGGACAATGACATCCCCCGATGCACCGGTTGTAATTGCCGCGCCGTCAACAACAACGGAAGTGTTGGCAGTAACAGCGGTGACGTTACGACCCGAGGCCTTTTGGGTCGTAAGGTCGGATGCATAAATATCAACGACCATCCCGACCTCAAATGAGGCTGGGGTATATGTCGTCGGAATCGTATTCACCGCATACGAGCCGCTAGACGTGACGATAACGCCAGTTCCATCGCCCCAGATCTGACGGTTGTAGTCACGCTTCAGGTCAGTCTGAATTCCGCTAACTTCCTCGTCCAGCACTGCGGCAAACGCCTGCTCGTTAGTACTTGCAAGCTTCATAGTGGGCCCAGAGATACGGATTGAACCGTACAGATAAGCCATCGAAACCTGCGCGCGAGCATAAGACTGGTTCTGTGCCGTCGGAAGTGCTTCCATTTCACGACGAGCACCGACACCAGAGTTGCGCTTGATATGAACCGTGAAGACCACATACTTACCACCAGCGTCCGAGGTAATTCCCTCGGCCGACTCCTCCATACGCTTAGTAGCGCGGTTGTAGTTGGCAAGCTGCTCGCGGATACGTGGTTCGTAAACTTCCTTGAGAATGGCGTCGGCCGTTGCCATTGTGGCAACCATAATTATGCTCCCTGGTTAGCTGCTTTCAAAATGTCTACAACCAGGTTACGAGTCTGAGATCTATTCAAAGTGTTCGGGTTAATCGCCTGAGATGGCAATTGACCACCACCACCGCCTCCAGTGATAACAACTGGTGCCTGCGGGCGGTTAAGGTTGCTCGTGATGGAGTTTACAAGCCCCTGATATTGAGCAACTGCCTGGTCAATATTCATGCCATTTTGCATATAGGCAACAACATATCCTTCATCAAAGTCGCCATGCCTAGTCTTAGCGTCTGCAATCATGCGATTAAGGTTCGCATCCGCTTCCGCCTGGACTCGCTGCTGCTCTTGCTGGAGAAGGATATTTGCCATCATATCCGCTTGCTGTTTCAGCTGTGTATATTGCTGATCCAACTGTGGATTGTACTGCGCCTGACCGGGATATTCAGCCGTAACCTGCTGTGGATTGATTTGGCCCTGCGGCTGTCCGCTTACCTGAGCTTGGGGCTGCTGAGTATATCCATAGGAACTGCCCAGTGCGTCCCATACCGCGCGAGGATCCGCGAGGAGTCGCTCATAGATTCCATAAGCCTGCTGCAAATCATCTGACTTAATGCCAGCTTCCTTGAAGGCTTTGTAATCCGCGTATTCGCCGTGTACCGTATCAATCCTGGACTGAACTCCCCTATCCCAATTTGAGAAATGAGTTTTCAGTCCATCATGGAATTCCTCTGGAATTCCGCCGAGAGCTTCCATCCAAGCTGGATTATCGGCGGGACCATTTGCAGGATCCATATTCTTTCACCTAACTTCGGGAGCTGTTCCACTAACGGTCCTGGCTCTGATTGCTAAGATAACACTTGAGTCAAACTAGTTGTCATACCCAAATTCGACACAGTCGGGGTTTTGGCAATTGCCGCACTCGCCGCATAGTTGGTAACCACACCTTAGACACAGATCTTTAGACACAGATCTTTAGGCACGAGCTGATCGTGTATCTGATCAATATGACCGATACTCAAACAGTCCGAACTTTTTGTCTCCGTAAACGTCACTTATTTTTCTTCATTCTGCGCTGAATTGCACCCTGCAAAGGATTCTGCTGTGGCATTTTGGTTGGTGATGCACCCACCATATCCCCCGGCAATCCAACTGGATTGCTAGCGGTGCCAATTGCAGAATTGTTTGACCTCGCGGCCAAAGCCAAAATCGATGCGATTGGATTAGCCGAGGTCATTTGGACCCTTCCCCATTCCGGGCGGCGCGCCAGTTTTTGCCAATCTACGCGCAAGAGCGGCTTGCATTGCAGGATTCATTTTAGAACCAGATGGCGTAGGCGCTTTCGCTACCTTTTTAGCCAAACTCTTTCGCTGAGTCCTGGCAATAGCGGATTTCACGAAACCCATTTGCCCAGCAGGTTCGCTACTCATATTAGACATCAGATACCCGCCGAGTCCTGAACCGTCCGCAGGGCGTAAATCTTATCGTTTATGTTCATGAGATTAAGATTTGCCTGCGAATACGTCGTCCCACTAAATGCGGTAAGCGCAGCCTCAATAGTGTTGAGACTTGCATAGTTGGCAACAGTTGCAAGCACCGTTGCCGGGTTAACGGAACCGGTAAGACCGGTCCGTCGTTTATCAGTGAAACTGCGGCCAGTCATTTCGCCAATCTGGCCTGTAGCGGCAGTCATTTCTTAGCCTCCCTGGCTAGGAATTGGCAGCGGATTTGAATTAAGGCCGGATGATGACCCATCGGGTATTGGGGATACCTCGCTTTGGGCTTGACCAGTCGGGGGGCTGCCTGGCTCACCCGGCACATTTCCAGTTTGCACCGCAGTGTCAACTTGTGCAGCCTGGAGATGCATATTCACGTGCTCTTCGAAGATGGCCTTAATCTTCGGGTCCAGGTTTTCAAATGCCTGTCCCTTGCGGAATTTGTTGTGCGTGTCGATATGCACGGCATGGTTATCCCACGTATTAACCGGGACCATAGGCGGTGGATTTTGCCCCGGTTGCAATGGCTGTTGAGTATTTGGATCGTAAAGGCCTAGCGGCTGACCGGTTATTGGGTCATTTGCCACAAAGGTTTGCAGGTAATCACTTTGTGCCTGCGGTGTAATCGCCTGCATCTTAAGGTTTTCACGCCTAGCCTGAGAAACATCCGTTTGGATATCCTCATAGAACTTAGTAATGCCGCCCATTTCCAGCAGCCTGAGGCCATCCTGTGGATCGATGAAACCCATCTTCATCATATCCATAATAAGACTCTGCCTAGCCGACTTACTCATAGGCAATGCAGAGCCACCTTCAACAACGATATCCGTGTTCCCACGGAGATCGCTGCCAAGAAGCGTTAGCACATCAAACGACTGGTTTTCACCAACGACTTTAACGGTACGCTGCGTGTCCCAAAACTGAACAGCGTATGAAAGCGTCTGGAAGCCGAGCTTTTCTAACGACTCCTCAAGGCTATCAAATGCTGTGGCACGCATTGAATCATCCTGCTCTTGCAGGAAGCTAATAGCGGTGGCCGCAGTAACGCCAGGTGGGACCTTCCCCTGGGAAATATCGTGCTGGCCAGAAACGTCCTGGAAGTCCTGCTTAATAACGTTCAGTTCGTTAACCACATACTCCGGCAATGGAACTAGCGGAATCGGAGTAGGTGGCTGATATCCAGGATTGTACTCCACCACCAAACCGGGTTCAGTGGTAATCATTGCCGGATCGATACTGCCCTTCATTGCAGCAAGTTGTGGCTTAGCCATCCGGTTTTTGGCTTCCATGATCTGGCCGCGCGTACGATTGTATTCGCGCTGAAGTGGCAGGAGGTCAGTGATAAGACCTTCACCGTAAAAGCGGCCAGTTTCAATGTAGTCGTTCTTGCAAAAAGGATATTGCTTGTGGTCATATGGCCAGCATCCCCAAGCCTGAATGATTTGGCCACCGACTACCGTTATCATTCCTCCGTCGGGGAGGAACTTTGAGTTTCCCGGCTTAACCCATATGTCGATGCAGAGTACTGAGCGCCTTTTGGAATTCGACGCGCCGACAAGACTAAGGAAACTGTCCGAGATGATATCAGCCGTCGCTTGGGTGTCCGGGATAATGTTAACGTCACCGATAAGCGGACCATATTTAATCTTCGCTGTTTCCAGATTCATGGTGCTAAGGTGAATAACATATGGTTGGTCTTCGATGTCCATGGACATCAAGTCCGGAATTAGAATATGGAACGGAGTGAGGTAATTGAAACAGAAGTCCCCCATCTGGTCAGAGTCTTCATCGACAGCGGTGGGATCCCATATACTCTGGATATAGCTGGTCCCACAAACAACGCTCCACCATGAAGCTCTACGAATGATGGAACGCATTTTCTTTCGACGATATACAGATTCCCAAACCTGTTCCCCGGCCTCAGCCGCAAACAAATCTCTATCATCACTACTCGCTGGGATAATTGAAACTGAAGGCTTTGTCGAGTTTAGAGTTGAAACTTCTTTGCGTACGGCTGGACGAATAAGGTTTGTGATAGGACGTGCGCGCCAATATGGAGCCGGTGGCACATATAGCCGAGTTCCAAGTCCATTACCACCCTGGCGGACTGGCATAGTAATTGCATTCTGCTGGCCAGCAAAGAACGCAAGCGACATATACCACTTACGCTCCTCTTTTACTCGCGCGCCACGACATGCAGAATACTGACTCATAATCCAAGCTAGGTACTTGGCATGAGTTTCCTTATCCTGACGAATCTTTTTCAGCAGTCCAGTAGGCGGTTGGATTTGCCCAGTGATAGCATTGAACTGCTCGATATTAGAATCAGTCGGACGCGGAGGAATTGCTATCCCGTTCATTCATTACTCACCCGCCCTCCTCCATAAAATCAATCTGATTCTCCCCCATCATCTCACCGACGAGCTGATTGAATTCCGGGTCGGCTTCCGGACTGAAAAGTGCTTCTCCTAGGCCTGGATTTGCGCTGAAATTAACCGCACGAAGAAATTCGGAAACATCATCCCGGGCGATATACTCAGATTTCGTCGGCAATGTCGCGGGGCTTTGCAGATTTCCGATTGTCACGTTTTGCATCGCCGTTAGTGTCGGCAGATCCTTCGACAATAGGATGTTCAGGAGAGTCTGATTTGCTGTCCTCTCCGTTTTCAATAGGAGTCGATTCGCGTTGTCCTGTTGCTGAATCATCGCTTCCATCCACGATGTCTCGTGTCTCCGATTCTCCATTTCCTTCCGGGACACTTCCATCATCGAACGGAATAGGAGTAATGCCAGAAAAGCTACCACAGCGATGATTAGCAAGATCAGCAACAGTGCTTCGAAGATGTTCATTTTCCGCCCTTAGACTATTGCATGTCTCGTAAAGCTCTTTGAACATCGCCTCAATTTCCTGCTGCTGATCGTAGGCGGCATATCCCAGCAGGTTAGCGATTTCCAAGAAGCAGCGAGAGCAAGTGTAAACGACGCCATAATAATCAACATCAAGCGAGAGGTCTACGAATGTAATACCATCCCCACCATGTCCAATACCACATCCGGCACACTTATTTGGCAACGCATCCGGATGGTCCAAAATGCGAAACTTACTTAGACGACTTGCCTTCAGCCGCTCCATTATCGCCAACGGTGGCGATGTTTGCACTGTCAGTTCCACTAAGGGTCTCCTCTTCTTCGGTATGTGCGCCGGAAACGATATCACTCAGACTAGTATCCGTAGAAACGGAATATCCGTTCCCGGAGCCATTCCCAACGTCGGTCGGATGAGTCTTGTGAATCATTGCCTGAAGTTCGTTGTACATGGCAACCATGTCCACTATGCCAGGGTACGAGAACAGAGCTGCTGAAATGAGTTCGTGGGTCAGGACATGGAATGCATCGCAATGCGCGCATTTGAATGAGGTCGGAAAAGGCTGCGCATTCTTCGGATCGGCCACATACATCCTCGTCATGTTCTGGATCGTGGTTTTGATCCAGTCCAGAGTCTCCAGATGAAAGCCAGTAGAGTTGAACGTCCCGCAAGTGTCTGTGATATTCGCTTCTGATGCGTTGGTGTCAGTCATGGCTAAAGAGTACCTTTCTAGTCAATTAGAATATGCCACCGAGATGTTCATCAACAACCGTCCATTCAGTTTTTGGTTTACGCTCACGGAGCAGGTTATTATCTATGCGTGGGACATTAATTGGCAAAGCCGTTGGGACCTTACCGAATTGCGCCCGCCAATCCTCGCCATTTTGGCGCCGCTCCCCTGGCATTGGGGGTGCCAATTCTGGCAGCATAGTAAAGAAGTATCGTGCACTGTCGGGTGCGTGGTCGTCCTTTTTGTGGATTGTATCTTGCGCGTTCTTATCAGCGGCTACCTTTTTGGATACAAACTTACTCCAACGAAGCCGCGCCATTTCACGAACGAGATTCGGACAGCTAGCGCCGTATATGAACCAGTGTGGCTTTAGATTTTCATCATGACGCAGGTATTCATTAATTCGGTCGATACCCACGGTAACATCATTATTTCCCAGTAGGTAAGGTATTCCGCGCTTGTTGTATTCGAATTGGATACTAGTACCAGTCGCCCCATTGCGTTGAGCCAAAGCGGGATCACAGACGTAGATATCTGGGACTCGCCCATATTCTTTGTTCTTTTGGTGGATGACGGCTGCATGTTGGTCTACAGTCCACTCCGCTTTGTAATGCTCACCAAATGTAACTGCAACGTTATCGCGTCCAACCGAATGCCAAAGTACGGCGGTCGGGTTATTGAATCCATGGTCTAGCGAGTTATATATCTTGCGCGATGGATGCAGCAGTTCCGTAATTGGAATGTAGTTCGGACCATCAGGGTAAATCACATGCACAAGCGGATTAAACGACTTGAAAACCAGGCCGCCCATTTGCACGAACTTACCCTTGCCGCGTGCTTCACGTTCGTCTTTGCTAAGACCAGCAAGATACAGTTCGATTTCAGATGGATTGAGATGTGGGTTTTCAGACATCTCCGCTTCGACGACGAAGATACTATCCGAACCTTCGGTACCGGGCTGATATACCTCATCGTAAATCCACGTCATGCCTTCAACTGGCGTCATCGATATCCACCAGTATCCACCAGTGTCAATCAGACGCGCCTTGCATTCGTTGAAGATATCCTTCGGTGGCTCCTCGTCGAAGTGGATAAACTCTCGCGATGTACCCGCGAACTTATCCAACTCCTGGTCATATGACATGAACTCAACCGAACTACCATTTGCCAGGTTGAGAACTTTCAGGCTTTCCTGCCAAGCCGAATACCAGCTACCACCCTTTAACTCACTCGGCGGGAGCCATCTTGCATATTCGGGCAAAAGGATTTTCTTAATTCCGTTAGGGAAATCGACTCCGACAACTCGGCCACGAATTGGCCTCTCCGGAGTTGCAATGAGGGGTGGTTTGCCATACGGATGCTTTCCAGTAAGTCGCCAAATTCCTTCAACCACACCAGCGGTTGTTTTACCGGATCGGTTTCCTCCAATGTAGAGGCGGCCTTTGATTTGCTTGCGATGGAAGATGTCTTGCTTGGCATGTGGTTTATATCCTAAGACATTAGGCCGGACTGCTGCGGTACGAAGCCCGGTAATGATTTGAGAGATGATATCGTCAGTAGATACCGCTGGCTTCCTGGATGGCATTAGGTTGTCGATTCATAGACGGTAGTAAATCCAAAGAAGTTACCCGAACTCGCAGTCCAAGTAAACGGAACAGTCGGGCCCCAAGGGTTTGCATTCAGGTGACTTGAAAGGATTAGATTGGTCGAGTTGATAAGCGAAGCAACTCCGGTGTAGTTGTTAACACCGCCCTGCTGCCCCAAAACTGCGCCAAGAGAAGCCGTCTGAATATTAGATGATCCTGGCGGAACAACGGCCGTAAAAGGAAGTGGAAACTTCCAAAAATCAGTTCCGAAAGTAGTTCCAGTTCCGGCGGTAACTCCTAGCTTATACCAAACAGTGGTCCCAATCTTTAGGTATTTGGCCCAAAGCTTGCCAGATCCTATTGCTGGAGCCGTTCCACTGTTTGCTAGCCACAATCCACCGGTGCCGCTTCCTGGTGTGATATCAGTCCATTTACCTAGGACTCCCGCTATGGCGGCGATAGCAGTCGTATCCGTTATCAGCTTCGAACTTCCACCATTGTGCGTGTGATCGCCAGGACTTGCCTGCGTGCCACGATATCCGAGCGAATGGTGTTGAGATAACGTTGACGAATCCACATCGGATTGTCGGTGCATATCCTGTACGGACTGCGGGTCATATTGTGTACTCTGGGGGGCTAAAGCTTTTTGGTTATTTTCCTCTTCGTAATCCCCCGCATCATACTCTGGCTGGTTTCTCATAGCTGATTCGCCGCCGAACCGAGATGATTAACGAACCAGTTGTGAGTATATGGGCTGGCTGGAAAACCAAAGCTAGTTGGACTTCCACTAGTTGATGAAACCCACGCGCAAGTTTTAGCCCAAATGCTAAAAGTGTACTGCGCAGCTGGCAAGTTAAACGGAACCTCGCCGAAGACCGATTTGATATCACCCTGTTCTGTGCCAGCATTGGTAAGCAATGCCATGGCATCATTCCATATTGGCATAGACAATGCCACATTAGACGACGTGCTAGCCGAAGCGCCAGTGTTGATATACAGCCACAGTTGAAATCCAAGGTTCGACGGTGGAATACTGAACGTAACAACCGTTCCAGTTGGATAAGTTCCGTTGTTATTGACGTACTGGAAAGTTCCGGAGACGGTCGCTATTCCATTTCCACCAGGCCAGTTGCTACCTGGCGTGACCGAATCCAGCATGGTTAAAGTAAGAGCTGTGGTCCACGATGTACTAGATGTCAACGTGCGATTTACCACAACACCTTTTCGCGCATTAGCGCTAGAGCTCATATACGGCACCAAAACTGGGGCGATGGCCCCGTTTGGATATACCACTCGGTACATGGTTTTGCTGGTAGTGTTATAAATTAGCTGACCATCTGAGTATGAGGCCAGGTTTGGATATCCAGCAACTTCTAGGGCGTTAACGTTATTGTCGAGAATCGTCGTGTTTGCATTTACCGTGCCG